ATCGGCATCACCTATAACTCTTTCGCGAAGTGGAAGGTGAAGCCCGCAGCGAGCGGGAAATCGAGGGAAAAGCTCTACGCGTTGAAAGACGTACTGCTGGCTTACCGCGAGCGCTGCCGGCGAGAGTTGGAAAGGGAGATCAAAGCTGAGCTCGCGAAAGGCCAGGCTGAGGAAGAGCCGGTCACGCCTGCCCAAATTAAGCTGGATCTGGAAAAGGAGAAGCTTCGCCTTACGGCCGCGCAGGCTGACCACCAGGAACTGAAAAACGAGGTGGCCCGCCACGAGGTCGCCCCTTTCGATTTCATTACCTTTGTCCTGGGAAAGGCGGCCAACGAGATAGCGGGTGTTATGGACTCCATGCCGGTGGAGTGCATGCGCAAACTGAGCCTATCAAATCAAGATGTCGAGAAGGTCAGGGGCATTACCGCCCTGGCTGCCGGCAGTATCGCCAATCTCGGTGACGAGGCCTGGTTGGAGCTTGCGCTTGACGAGTTTATCGCAGAGACAGATTAGGGCGGCCGCCGGCTCGTTCCGGATAGCGCTTGACGTGCTGCGGCGCCCGTTGCCGACCACACTTTCGGACTGGGCAGACGCCAATTTTTTCATGTCAGCAGAGTCCTCGTATGTCGAGGGCGTCTGGCGGACCAGGCCGTTCCAGCGGGTTCCTATGAATCTCATGGGGAATGACCAGGTCCAGGAACTGGATCTGCTCAAGAGTGCCCGGGTCGGGTATACGAAGATGATCATGGCCAGTGTGGCCTATCAGATTGAGCATAAAAAGCGAAATCAGATCATTTATCAGCCCACGGATACCGCGGCTAAAGATTTCATGAAGGACCATGTTCAACCCATGATTCGGGATGTCGCCCCGGTTCGGGCAATGGCCAGCTGGTATGGGAAGCGGCATCCGAATAATACGAATCACGCCAAGACCTTCGATAATCGGCGTCAACTGTGGGCCCTGGGTGGAACCTCAGCAAAGAATTACCGGGAAAAGTCGGTCGACACAGTTTACATCGATGAGCTGGATGGCTTCGAAGAGAATATTGAAGGGGAGGGTAGGCCTGATCACCTTGCGAACAAGCGGACGGAAGGCAGCTATTTTCGTAAACTGATTTGCGGCAGTACCCCCACAACGGAACACCGGTCGTTAATCGCCAGTCGAGCAAAGGCCGCAGAAGTGTTTCTGCGGTGCCATATCCCATGTCCACATTGTGGCCATGCTCAACACCTGATCTTCGAGAACATGCACATTCTCGAGCCGGGCAACTTCAAGAGCGTAGAGTATGCCTGCGAGGGCTGCGGCGCATACTTCACATATCGTCAGAGCCAGGAGCAGCAGGCGGATTGCTTCTGGAAAGACCCGGAAACGGGGGTCAACACGGTAGACGGCATTGAGTTTTTCGATGACGAAGGCAATGAGATGGAGACGCCCCGCCATGTAGGGCTCCACATCTGGTCTGCCTACAGCCCAATGACGACCTGGGCTGACATTTTCCGGGACTTCAAAGCTCGAAAGGACAATCCGGCGGAACTCCAAACGTGGGTGAACCAGACGCGCGGGGAGACTTGGAAGGTAAAAGGTAACGTCCCGGACTGGAAGCGACTCTATGACCGGACGCGGGGGGCTGAGTTTGAGCCCAACCGGGTCGCTGAGTGGGTTTCTCTGATTACCTGTGGTGTGGACGTCCAAAGAAACCGTCTTGAACTCGAGATAGTGGGCTGGGGCCCGAAGCGCAGCCAGTCGATTGATTACCGAGTGTTCATGGGGGACACCTCAGATTTAGGCGCTTCGGGCCCCTGGGAAGAGTTGAGAAACCTCATTCGGGGTGAGACCTGGTTGCACGACAGTGGCGCTCGGATCCCGCTGAGTTGCACGGCGGTGGATTCGGGCGACCAGACACAAATTGTCTACACGTTCTGCCGGGAGTTTGACCAGCCCCAGGTTGTGCCTGTTAAAGGTGCGGACAGTTTGACCACCATGATCGGCATTCCTCGGCCGGTGGATGTTACCGAGCGGGGGAAGAAGATTCGCCGCGGTGTGATGTTATGGCCGGTTGGGTCCTCGCTGCTGAAAATGGAGCTCTATTCAAATCTGAAGCTGGAGCGGCCCACCGAGGAAAGTGGCGACCCGCTGCCTCCGGGTTGGTGCGATTTTCCTGAATACGGTGAAGAGTACTTCAAGGGCTTGTGTTCTGAGCAGCATACACCAAAGAAGAACCGGGCCGGCTATACGACGTATCAGTGGGAAAAACTGGTCGAGCGTAACGAGCCGCTGGATTGTAGAAATTACGCCAGAGCCGCCGCGGCAATCAAAGGCATAGACCGCTGGCAGGAACACGATTGGCAGGCACTCAGGGAAAGCCTGGGCGTCGATAGTCCCCAGCGGACCGATAACGAAATCAGAAACGGCGTTGAATTTCGCCGAAGCACCTTCTGGGATAAGTAAATGGCGTACACACAAGCACAGCTGGACGACCTCCAGGCCGCATACGCGCGCGGCGTTCGTGAGGTCTGGTTGGCCAACGGGGACAGGATGCAGTTTCGGACCCTGGACGAGATGGAGCGACTCATTGCAAAGATAGAGGGTGATCTGGGCATTAACCCAACGCATAAGAATGTCGTCCACCCGACCCACAGCCGGGGGTTCTGATGACGTCGTTTTTTGACCGGGTGTTACTTGCGGTCTCCCCGCAACGGGCGGCAGCCAGGGCCAAAGGGCGTCGGGAGTTCGAGCAGCATGAGGCGGCGGCCGCTCACCTGCGCAAGTACGAGGCTGCCAGTACCGGCCGGCGGAACGATGGCTGGAGCAGGCCTGGGACGTCGGCCACAGCAGAAGTCTCTACCAGTGCCGCTTTGCTGAGGAACGGTGCCAGGCAACTGGTCCGGGATAACGGTACAGCGGCGAATGCTGTGGGGGTGCTGGAAAGCAATGTGATCGGCACCGGGATACGCCCTGGTTTCGATACGGGTTCCGATGCGGTCGATAAGCAACTTCGAGAACTGTTCGAAGCACACCTTGAAAGCGATATCAGTGGCGCCGAGGAGGCGGGCAACTTTTATGCCCGCCAGGGACTGGGTTTTCGGGCCATCGTCGAGAGCGGCTCTGTACTTTCACGACGCCGGCGCCGTAGAGAAGGGGCGTTGCCCTATGTGGTGCAGTTGCTCGAGCCGGATTTCCTGGATACATCGAAAGACGGCATATCTCGCGGCAATCGGGTCATCCGAGGGAAGGAGTACAACAAGCGTGGAGATGTGATCGCCTACCACGTGCACCTGGCACATCCCGGGGACGCCTTTCTGGGAATAAATGCTCATGCGGGCTCCGTGCGTGTGCTGGCAAGCGAAATGGCCCATGCCTTTCGGATGGACAGGCCTGGCCAAGCGGATGGGGTTTCCTGGTTCGCTCCCATCATGACCGATCTGCGGGACTTGAGCGATACGCGAGACGCCTATCAGTTGAGGCAAAAGATTGCCGCCTGTTATGCGGTGTTTATCGAAGAGTCGGAGCCTGGGGCAAACACACCCCACAAGGGATCCCCGATCTCGGACTCTATTGAGCCCGGTCGTGTTGAATCGCTGCCACCAGGCAAGACTGTGAGTTTTGCGAACCCGCCCGGCGTTACCGGGATGAGTGACTTCGATCGTGACCAGCATTTGACCATCGCTGCGGGGCTTGGCATGCCCTATGAAGCCCTGACCGGAAACCTGGCGAATGTGAATTTCTTGTCCGGTCGTCTGGGGTGGCTGGCCTTCTATCGAAATATCGATAAGTGGCGCACCCGGCTGGTGATTCCAAAACTCTGTGAGCCGGAAATGGACTGGTTCCTGCAGTTCGCCACGATTGCGATCGGCTTTCACGAGCCCGTTCGCGTGACCTGGACCGCGCCGCACAGAGATTTGCTGGATCCGACGAAGGAAATCAAAGCACTGCGTGAGGAAATGCGGTTGGGCGCTCTGGCTTACCCCGACATGGTTCGAATGCGTGGCAGAGATCCAGAGCAAGTACTCAATTCCATCGAAAAGTGGACGAAAGACATTGATGATCGTGAGCTGGTGTTCGACTGGGATGCTTCCCGTATGAGCCTGGCTGGAAATCTTAATCCGGATGCAGCCGATGCCGTTGGCTCAACCGAAAATACCGAGGAAGACTGACATGCCGAAGCGTAAAACAGAGGTGGTGGACGTACCGATGCTAGATTTCCGGGCGGCGCCGATGCCGGAATCGCTGAATGAAGAAAACCGCACCGTGGACTTTATCGCCAGCACCGGGTCGCGAGGGCTTCGCCGGTCGTGGCGGGGGGATTATTACGAGGAGCTCGAAGTCTCTGAGTCCGCCATTCGGCTGGGGCGGTTGCAAAATGGCGCCCCCTTCCTGAATACCCACAGTTCCTGGGATACCTCGGATGTGCTCGGGGTTGTTGAAAGGGCGTGGATCGAGAAAGGAAATCTCATGGTAACCGTCCGTTTTAGCCAGCGGGACGAGGTGGGGCCAATATTCCAGGACATCAAAGACGGGATTCTGCGTCATGTCAGCATCGGCTACATGGTTTATGAATATGCGGTCACCGAGAAGGAAGGCGAGCTTGACGTCCGCGTGGGCGTCGACTGGGAGCCGATGGAAGTCTCCATCGTCCCAATGGGATTTGACGATGCCGCTGTTGCTCGGAGCCATGAGAAAGAAGTAAGTCAGGCAAAAATCACGTATCGGGCCGCCGTGCCCACACCAAAAGGAGAGGCCACTATGCCTACCAAACGCAAGAAAGATGATACCCCGGCGGCTGAACAAGTCACGGATAAAGTTGAAACTGGAGTTAGCGAGGAGGAAGCAACCCGGATGGCAGAGGAACAGGCCACCCAGGCTGCCGCTGATGCCACTACCGCTGAGCGCGAGCGCATTACGGATATCCGGGCTGCTGTGCGTAAGGCGAATCTGGGCGATGAGTTCGCCGACGCACTCATTGAGGAGGGTGTGCCGGTAGATGAGGCGCGCAAGCGCGTTCTGGACGCCTGGGGCGACCAAGACGACGGCGCGCAGACGTTTGGCGTTCGTTCGGGCGTCGATGCGGATATTGTGGCCAGCATGCGTGATGGCGCAGTAAATGCGTTGTTGCACCGCGCCTCGCCGGAGGTCGAATTGACTGAGCAAGGTCGCGAGTTTGGGAATATGAACCTACTGCGCCTGTGTGAGGACCTGCTGCAGCGCCAGGGCGTTAACGTGCGGGCTCTGGCACCGCATGAAATCGCCTCTCGGGCCTTGAGCACCAGCGATCTGGCGAATATCGCTGGCGCGGTGTTCAACAGGACTCTACTGCAAGGCTACGAATCGACGCCGCGCACATTCGTTGGCGTGTTCCGCCAGGCAACGGGCTCTGACTTCCGCGATATGAATCGGGTACGCCTGAGTGGCGCGCCGGCGCTCGAGGAAGTGAAGGAAAACGGCGAATTCAAATACGGTAAAGTGACCGATGAGAAGGAAACTTACTCACTGGCCACCTACGGTAAGATTCTCCCCTTCACCCGCCAGACCATCATCAATGACGACATGGACGCGCTGTCTCGTGTGCCCATGATGTTCGGTCGCGCTGCGGCTGATCTCGAGTCTGACATTGTCTGGGGTATCGTGACGGCCAATGCCGCCCTCCAGGACGGTGACCCGCTGTTTCACTCAAACCACGGCAATCTCGGCACGGCCGGTGCCGTGAGTGAAACAACCCTGGATGAAATGGAGCAGAAGATGCTGGCCCAGACCGGGATGGAAGGCCGGCTGATTAACGTTCGGCTGCGGCATCTGATTGT